GTTGAGTGGGCGAATCCAACGCTTGGCCATTGCTTGATCGCTGATCCGGGTGTCGCGTGAGCGATCCGTGATCTGCGTCATCGAGGTTGCGTCAAGTTGGTTGTAGGATTTCTCTTTTCCTTCGATGGAATCGAGGGTCACATATTCTTTCAGCTTGCTGTTCTTTTGCTGAACGAGGTGTTTCCAGTTGCTATCGAACTGGGTGGTGAAGTGATTGGGGATGTTCGTCAGAACACCATTGAGGTCTGCCATTTTTTTCTCCTTGTGTTGAGTTGGTTGGTATCAGTCGAAACTGATGGTTTGTTGCTCCCTTCGCTTTTCCGAGTGTCCCAATTGGGGTCAGCGCGGCGGGTATTAGGGAGCAGGCTCACAAAGGAGGTGTCTGCTCTGACGAAGGAGTGTGTAGCACACTCCGTGGTATCAGTCAAAAATTAGCGGGGCCGAGAATCGAACTCGGGATTCCAGATTATGAAACTGGTGTGATGCCTCTTCACTACCCCGCAGATTTTCATCCCTGCTTGAGCAGGGAGGTGACGAGCGCGGCGGCTTCGCGGTCGCCATCCATGTAACGCTTGTGCCAAGCATTCTCGGGGTTCGACATGATGTCCTTGGCGCGGGCCGCGCCGGTCATAAATTCCGTGCCACCCATCGAGCGACCGACCTTGTCCTCGCTCATCATTTGCGCCATGCGAACGAATCCACGCACGACTTCGGGATCGCTGAACCCATGCGAGTTCGCATCCACTCCCGCGATCTTCGCGGCCTGCTTGGCGAGTCCGATATTTTTTCCGAAATCATTCCCCCATTCCTTCTGAAGCGTCTGCACGGCCTCGGTGCGTTGCTTCTCGTAGGTGGCTTGGATCGCCTCCAGCTTGAACATCTCGGTCTTCGCGTGTTGCGTGACGAGTTCCTTCATGGCCGATGGCGGGATGCCGTGCTTGTGGGCGATCTCGGCATAGGGCTTCGCCATGTCGTCGCTCCATGTCATGCCTTCGGGCAAAGCCTCGGGAGCGAACTTGTATTCCTCCAGCGACTCGGGAACTCCCATGGCGCGGCGGAAGGCGGCGACCTCCTCGGGCGAGGATTTCTCGTTGGGGACGCCGAGCTTTTTTCCGATCAGCGCATTCGCATTCGCGAGCGCCTTCGCCATATCGGGAACGCTTTTGTATTTCGCGAGCGTGTCCTTGTAGGCGGCTGAATTCTCGGGGAGGTTGTTCGTCCATCCTTCTCCAAAGGTGCCGTCCGGGTTGACCCAGCCGGTCGAGGGAGTGGATGGTTGCGTGGTGGTGGTGGTCGTCTCCGAAGCGGCGGGCGCTGCGGCGTTGGTGCTGTCGGCTCCTGTGTCGAGCAGACTCTGCTCGGAGGAGGTGTCGATGGTGTCTTCCATAAATGGTATCAGTCAAAACTGCGCGTCAGTTTTGATGCGGGTGGTAACCGAGATGGGTGCGGCGACCGGCGTAGCGGATCGCGAACTCCTGCGGGTGGTAGTCGCGCATCCACTCGACATAGGCGGGGGTCTTGTCGCCGAGCATCTGCTCCATTTCGGGTGCGGGCGGGATGTCTTTTTTGGGTTCGGTTTTTTTGCTCATTTTTTAACCTTTCGTTTGGGAGTCTCGATGTCGCCGTCTGCGATGACCGGCCTTCGGAGGACTGATTCGATGTGCAGGACCACACCGCGCTGACCATCGCGAAGGGCGGCGACCACGGGGTTGAAATCGTAACCAGGCAGAAAGACTTGGCTTTCGGTCGCGAACTGCGCCTTGAGGTCGGCGATGACCGCTTGGCCTTCCTTGGTGCTGAACACACGGTGGTAGGCGTTGGTCGTCTTCTGGCGCTCACGCTCACGCCGAAGAGCGGCGGCTTTATCTTCGGGAGCCATCACGCTTGTCCCATCATGCCGGGGAGCATTCCGGCGAGAGCGGAGTCCTGCTTGACGCTGCCCGCTTTGCCGATGGCGCTCGCGGCCTGCTCCATCTGCTGCGCCTGCATGGCCTGCTGCTGCGCTTGGGCGCGGGCTGCTCGTTGCTGTGCGACCATTTCTTCCTCCATGAGCCAGCGGGCGGGGAGACCATCATTGCGGGCCATGTCGCGGCAGATTTCATCGAAGTCGAAATTGTCGAGCATGTCGGGCTTGATCTGCACATAAGGCAGAAGCATCTCGCTGGTGCGAACGAACGCAGCGTTTTCGAGAGACTTGATCGCGAGGGCGATTCGCGAGTTGTAGGCGACATCCGGTTCGGGGATGTAACCGACCATCGTGAGTTGTTGGGGTGGGGGAGGGAACTTGCCAGCGCGGGCGAGGATCGCAAAGACCCGGCGAAGGAGCGGGTTGAATAGCTCCGTGGTGAGGCGAGCAAAGGTCGGGGAAAATTGGATGAGCTTCTCACTCGCTCGCTCGGCGACTTCGCGGGCGGTCATCTGCTTTTGTAACTGGGCGAACATTTGGAAGAGGTCCACATGGAAGGCTTCGTTGATCGCCTTGCGTTTTTGTTCGGCCCGCTCGACACCGATGTCGTAGCGCCCATTGGTTCCCCATTCCCGTGGCGTGGCGTTAGGGTTGTTCGGGTCGAAATAGGTCACGCCCCCGGCGCGGAGGTCGATGTCGCCATCGAATCCGGCAGGGATCAGAATGCGAGGGAACGCATGAATCTCGGCGAGCGAGTCGAGTTGCTTTTCCAGAAAGTTGAGTTGCTTGCATTCCGGCAGCGCGGTCCAGCTTGGCGAGTAGCCGTAGCACTCCGAGTTCTTCCATTTTAAATATCTCGTCACGAAGAATGGTTGCTCATCGAAGCCAGAGGACAGGAAGACATGCTTGCTCGCCTTGTCCACATAGACCGAAGCGTAGGGTTTGTTCTCGGCGTCTCGCTTGCCTTGCTCGATTTCACCCGGCCCGCGAGGAGCGATGAGATGGACACAGGAAAACTTGCGGTTGGAGTTAGGCTTCTCCAACTCCTTCTTCATCGAGTCGGTGAGGTTCTCCACGCCGAACTTGAGCGCGGCCTGCCGAGCGGTCATCTCATACTCGCGGGAGAGTGTATCGACATAGCCCTCGTCGTCCTCGGAGATCGCGAAGCTCCCGAGATCGAGCTTGGTGAAATTTAGGGAATTGTTCTTCCCGGCTTCGACCAGAATTGCCGCCGTGCCGAACGCGCCACGGTCCAGATAGAGTTCGTGAATTTCGGTGTAGAAATTCGACCGGCTGAGTTCGGCCTGCATGACCTCGGTGCAACGCTTGAACCATTGCTCGATCTCGTCCTCGCTCTCCATCGCCTTCGGCGGTTCCAAGCTGAACCACCGGCTTTCGAGCGGGGTCATCCATGAGAGTTGGCCATTGGCCAAAATCATGTTTGCCCGCACGGCGGTGGCGTCGAAGAGTTGCGCCTCGTCTTCGGTGGATGGCGAGGTCGTCTGCGTGAACATCGTCGCCTTCCGGGGCATGACGAATTTCGCGATGTCCTCCCAGAGAGATTCCCATGTCGCCCGCTGATGCACTAGTTCCGCATGGCGCTGCAAAACCTTGTCGGCGAGTTCGGGATTTTTTCCGGTCATTTGGTATCAGTCAAAACTGAATCAACCGAGGGTCGAGTAGCCGGTCGTAATGGGAGCCTGCGAGGATTCCCCGGCGAGGATGGATTTCTTCATGCCCTTGCGCCTCAAGATTTCTTTTTCTATGTCATCCTGCGGTGAGCCGGGGTCAACCTGCGCCCCCGGAGCAGGGGCGTTAGCAGCCATTTGCATGGTCATGCTTTCGCGATCTTTTCGTTGCTCTTCGGCTTGTCTTTTTGCCTCGGCGATTTGCTCGTCACGAATTTTTTTATCTTCTGCGGCTCGCGCCAGCATGGCTGCGTTATCTTTAGCCGCCTGCTCTTTTTCGGCCTTGCTCGGGCCTTTGTTTCCTCCTCCTCCATACATCGTGTTGTTTTCCTTTCTTTAGTTAATGTCGTAGGTTCTGCATTTGTCGGCGCAATTTGCCATGTGCGAAAATCCGCCAATAATAAAAGCAACTCCGAGATAAATATCGATGTCTCCACACCTCACTACTTGCGCTCGGACCTTGTCGTCGTGGTCCCCTTTATCTAGCGAATCCCCAACACGCCAACGACAACACGCAGACACAATGAGAGGGTATAAAAAGGTTTTGTTCTTAAGGAAAAACTTATTGCAAACGAGACTCTCAACAAAAAGTGCCAGCACCTCGCTGGATTCGTCACTTGTTGCGATCCTGTCTTTATCCACGCAGTCGTCGATGAAGTGCGTGAACGACCAGAATGCTTTCATCCAATGCAAAGCATCTGAATTGCCATTGGCAATTTCTTCCATGAGCAAAAATGCTTCTGGATTTTTTTGAATTTCTGCTTCGCTGTCGCAATACATGGCCAATGTTTTCGCACAAATTAAAATTTTGGCAAAAAATTGACTGATACCTTAGATCACCGTCGCACCTTTCCGAATCCACCGCCTCGGAATCCTGCCATGACTCGGGTTGCTTCGTGGCGCTCGGCTTTCCGTGGGATCGCGGAGCGGTCGATGACCATCCCGCGCTTGATAGCCTGGTGCGAGAGACTGAACGCATCGGAGAAGTGGCTAGACCAATCATGCACCGGCACATCCTTGATGGTCACCCCATCGCGCTCCTCTTTGGAATGGTAGGCGTCGAGCGCCTCGATGCCATCCGCGCAACCGGCCTCGTTGATGTGAATGCGAGGGAACGCATCGTTGGCGAGGTTGATGCCATCCCATACCGAAATCTGCCGAGGCACAGGGCAGACGCCGGTCAGCCCGCTGCGACCGAGCGCCTCCTGCCAGAGTCCGCCGACCTCCGCTGCGGCGTCATGCGGAATGAAATGCCCCCCGTAGCCGTATTGGCGATCCTTGAGCCGTGCCGCCCAATCCGCTGGGGTCTTGCACTCGTCGGACCCAGAGAGGGATTCTAGGTAGTTGATGCGGTCGCCCACCATCTGCCAAATCCACACCTTCTGGTTGAGCGGAGCGCCGACATCCCAGCTTGTGTAGACCGGCAGTTCCTTGAACCACAGGATGTCGTTTGTGATGCGCTTCTCGGCTCGGGCCTTTTCGAGCGAGCGAACATAGATCGCGCCGGGGCGACCGATGTTGAAGCTGCACTCGTATTCCTGCTGGTAGGCATTTTCCGTGGTCCCGCGCCGGATGTCGGCGAGTTCCTCCTCGGGAATGATGTGGCTCTCGCTCGCCTTGAGCATGAGCGTGAACCAATCGTTGTCAGCA